TATACTTATTAGTTAGATTATTTTTTGCTAAATAAACGAATAAAAAAATCTTCTAATAGTATATAATGGAAACTCCACAAAGTTTAGAACAAACTATTCAAACTAATATAACAGATTTAGATTTGAGAAAACATCTCGGCGAAAGTGCTTACGATGATATTATCAAATATAATGAATTAGCAAACGTGAATTCTATCTACGACTTGCTTCCTCACGATAGAAGTTATAAGATTATTCTTATAGAGCAGAAACAGAATAGCGGACATTGGGTCGCCATCTACCGATATACTGACCCTAAAACAAAGAAGGATACACTGGAAGCATTTGATAGTTACGGAAACTTTATTGATGGTGAATTGAAATTCATACCTAAAATGATAAGACGTTTATTAGGAGAGGAGAAGAACTTACTTACTGACTTATTTAAAAAACTACCGAAAGACGTTCCAGTTGTTTATAACAAAAAGAAGTTTCAAAAACTTAAAAATGGTATTAATACCTGTGGTCGTTGGGTTATTTTGAGAACAATAATGATGAAGGACTTTTATTATAATTTAGAAGAATTCATTGACTTTATTAACAAATGGAAAGAACAAACAGGAATGACTGGTGATGAATTAGTTGCTTATTGGGTCAAATAATAATATTACTCTTTTATATAGTGATTTTCAGCAGTGGAAGTAGATGTCCCCATGTCGTTAGTATCTTTCTTCAAATTATCCATTGTATCACTATATTTTGAAGTTAAGAATATCTTGCGAAGCATACTTGCTCCTATCTTTTTATCAAATATTCTATAAAGCAAACGAGTGAAATCATTATTATTTGTATATGGTTCTCCGTTATAATTCACGATAAAAGGTATTTGCGTTTTCTTTGTAAGCAACTTACGAAGTGGGTGATGTTTCAAATATAAATCTATTACCTCTCTTAATTCAGGTGAAATTCCTACTTCTTGATTTTGATATGTTTTGGACGTTTTAAATTTTGTAAAGACAAATTTGTTGTCATTCAAATCAACCCAATTGTAGTCCTTAAAACATTCTAAATTCTTGAAATCAGGGTTCTTGGTAATTAAAGCATTTTGATAATCAGCATTTCTGCGTGGTGGTTGTAATGTGTAGAGAGATAGTAATAGATAATTAAGAAGGTCTTGATATTGAGTTTCATTAAGTTTTTTAGCAGTAGGATTAACCTTGTCTTTTAACTCTTTTAGTTTAGACATTACTGCGTCTTGGTCTATCCAGTTCTCTTTCTCTTTATCGGTCTTTTCAATATTACTTTTTAAATCTTTATTTAGAGTTTCTAAATATGGATAATATTTGTCGTATAACTTTTTGTATTTCTTTGGTTGAATTGCTGTTAAAGATTTCAACAAGGATACAATTGAAATAATGTAAGTGCGTTGAGTATTGGGTTTGTATTTTTGGATTTTTTCCATGACTTTATCTATATCTTTTAAAAAGTTGAAATTCTTTAATACCCCTCCATTCAACCTCTCTAAATTCTTCAAGTAAAGAGTTTTAGAACTTTGTGAGATATTCTTATCTTCAAATAGTTTATCTAAATCTTTCGTTTCCATCTGTATAAAATAGATTGAGATTATTTTTTTGTATTTTTATCTATAATCTATTTATAAGAATGAGAAATCCTGAAAAGTTAAACCGAGATATTGAACTCCTCTTTCTCTGTCAAAGTAACAACTACATTATCTTCTGTATTGTATTTTTTCTGTATTTCCTTTTTAGAGGGTGTTGTGATTGTAATTGGTAGGGGTGCGAGTTTATCTTCTAAATTTTTAATTACAGCATTAGAATTTTCTGTTAGTTTAACGTATATGTTATAACACTTATCCAAATATTCTTTTGCGGGTATAGGTCTGTGTTCTCTTGCTAATGATAGATTTTTAAAGATGTCTACACCGAGTAGATAGTATGATTGCTGGGAAGCAAGTTCGTTCTCCATTCCACGTTGAATTGCTAAATATAATTCAATTGAACCTATAATAGAACAAGTGAGAGCAAGAATACATGTGGTTATACTTATTGCTGATTGTTCCATATAATTCGTCATACCAACAGACACTACGGAATTTATTCCCGAAATGATGATACAGGGAAGACGGAAGAATTGTAATATGTATTTTAGGTGAAAGTATTGTGCTTTGTGTTCGTTTGTTAATACCACGCAGTTTTGACGTATATTTTCAAGAACGCTCTCTATATCTGCCGTCCAGTCATTTTCCATTCTATATTATATATATAGTATGGAAATTATCCCCTTTTTTAAGAAATTGCCGAAAGATATGCGTTATTACATTCTTGACTTTTTAGATTTTGATTATTTTGAATATTTTTTTTATAGCAGACCTCGTAAGCAAAAAGGTATGACGATTATTAAATATCCGTTATATAGGTTCTTTTGTAGGAGTGAAGATGCTGTGGGTTTTATTGTGAAGCGTGATAGAGCAGAGACGATTTAAGCACCTGTCAACCAATTCGTAGTAAAAGTAATTCCACCTGCTTTCACATCATTTATAGTAATCCAATAAGAACCATTCCATATTAAACCCGTATATGATTTGCTTTGAGTAATCGCTATATATTTCGCATTATTGTTTAATGAATAGGAATAGGTTGATGGTTCTCTAAAAGAGGAATTGTTGCTTGTTATTTTTATTCTACCTGATGTAGCAGGGTCAAATATAGCAAGAGTTTGAAGCAATGGGTCAGGAGCATTAGAACCTCCTGTATTTTGATTGCCTCCTATCAGTAATTTTCCAGTTCCAGTAGGATATTCTATTATACTTCTTACACCTTGTTGAAATCCCTTACCACTCGTCCATACAAGTTTATTTGTTGTTAGATTAACACCAGCAAAATAAGTAATACCATTATTGTAATAAGGAAGATTACTATTTAAGGTATAAGTAACAAAAGCAGGATTATACATACCTACACCTGTGAAAATTCCACCAAACCACAATACATTAGCACTACTTTGATAATAGACGAACTCACAAGAACTATTAGAACCAAAAAAGTTTCCTTCAATATTAATAGGTGAATATGTATCACCAGCAATATTATATTTCACAATACCATTCGCACTATAAATAGTAGTAGGAATAGCAAATGAAAATCCACCAGCAAAATATAGATTACCTGAACCATCAGCAGTTATACCAGTATTACCTGAACCTGCTAATCCAACAATACCATTAAGAGGATTAGATGATAAACCATTTATATTACCCGTAGATGCTGGTAGTGATGTTGTTAGATTAGCGTAGCAAATATATGCCCTATTTGTGTTAGTAAAACCTCCACCTATAAACAATTTAGTGCTTGTAGGGTCGTAGTATATACAAGTTCCTTGTGCGTTTATAAGTGATGTTAATGCCGTAAGATTTCCCGTATAATTACCAGTAGCAGTATTGTAACTACAATAATACGATTTAGTAACATCAACAGCACCTACTTGTGTAAAAGCACCAACAAAATACAGAATTGTTGTTCCTCCCAAAGTCACCAAAGTCATCGCTGATACATTATTATTAGGAACACTCGCACTCAAAGCAGTTGTCGTATTAGTAGCAATATTGTATTTTGCTATATATGCTGTATTTGCTACTCCACCTACACTTAAAAAAGTTCCACACAGATAAATTGTGGTATTCGCACTATCATACACCATATCTAACACAGAACCAGTAGCAATAATCGCACCTGTAAGATTAGAATACGTATCTGTTAATGTATTATATTTAACAAATATTTTTAAAGCATTTGTAGCATTTTGATTACCTGTTTGGTCTCCTGTAAAAGAACCACCTATATAAATATCTGTTCCTATTTTAAGCACTTTATTCACACTTGCTACACCTCTACCAGTAAGAGAATTTGTCGTTGATAATGGTTTGTAATCATTCAAAGATGATGTTGTGTTCGCAAATATATTTTTAGTTTGACCTGTATATAAACCATCAGGTAATATATAATCTCCTGTTGCGGTGATAATTGTATCTCTCGTTTCAACACTAATAGTTCCTGATGTGTTAAGTGTTTCAGCATTCGCAAGATAATTAGAAGCAAACAACTGACTTTTTGAAGGATTACAGGATATTCCAGCGGTTTTCTGTATAGCACCAACCCCAGTAGAAGAACTATCACTGAAATTTAGGTAATTGGTTGAGTTCGCACTCGTGTTGAGTGTTGTATATCCCGACTGGTTAATAGTATTTGTCGTTGTTCCATCTGTTATAACAATTGTGTCTAATGAAGGGTCAATAGTAATCACATTTGAAATGATTGAACCACTTATAACCACATTTCCGTTTGGTGTATCAATTTTGACATCTCCATTAACCGATGAAATATTAACATTATTGTCTGCCGAAGCAGTCAAATTGACACCACTATGGATAATCAAATCATTATTATTACTTATTCCAGTATGAGAAATAGTGGTTGTATAAGTGGGTGTAATGAGATTGTTTTTAAATTCTGCTGATAAATTGGTTTCATTACCATTGTGTAAAACATCATCTAAATTACTGCTCGTAGGATAAGGTGGAGGTGTTGGTGGAATATTGCCTGTTAAACTATACAAGTATGAAATTTGACCTGTTGTGATATTTTCCCTTGATGTCATCTATACATTCTGCCTATATTATTTTTTAGTAATTTGTTATTAAATGTTTATAAAATTCACAAGGTTTCTTTTGAAAAATTATATAGAAATATCTACCTCTCCACTT